GCATTTAATCGATAAGCAATTGGTTTAAGCCCCATGATAAAGTCTCTTGCTTTGAAATCATAATCATCAATAACATCTTTTTGTTTCATATCGGATGTTGAAACGCTTCCACTTGTTGAATATACGGTCGACCATCTACAGTTTGACGTTCCTAAATTCGCCCCTCCATCGTAACCCGGTCTAAACGAGTTCATACCATTTGAATGTAGTATGAAATGATATTCACAACCCCATCCACCTCGATATGAGCTATTTATATTCATTCTCATTCGCGCATTGTTGTTATCGTAACTATCCCATATTTGACACATCCCAGATCCATCAGTGATAGTTCTAAGGTAACCGGCCGTTAAATACCCATACACTCTAGTAGTATTGTTACTACCTGGGTGTAATATTATCCCGTTATTCGTTTCGTTCCGTATGCAAAAGTGTGAAGATCCATCATGACCAATCCATCCTTTTCGAGTACCATTTTGCTTATCATACCAACCAACCCATTCACCACTTGAAAAATATTGCCTACCAGCCCATCCACTTGTTGCCTGAAGATAACCTCTAAAATTACCCCAATATGATTCAGCAGTTATATTGTCTACAGTTATATCTCCTGTGCTAATTGAACTGCTATAAATAGATGTTGACCCTCCGTTATATCTTGTTGATTGAATCACGATAGCGCCAGGAGTCAATAAAGTATATCCAGTTGTTCCTGTCATGTCTGATGGTTCCTCTGGATTAGATTGTCCGCTAATAGTTGCATCATATGTCAATTTAATAAGGCCTTTTGACATAATTTCCGTCGAATCTCTTCTATAAATCAAGTCACCGGATCCTTCTCCTTCAATCCATCCGAATTTGTGATATTGATTAGTATCACTCGCTGTGAGGTTTCCATCGTTAATTGTGATTCCACCGATAGTTCCGCCTGTCGAAGTTATTTTACCAGAACTGTCCCATTTCAAATATTTACTGTCAAATGAACCATTTGATAAATTTAAGAATGAGCCAGCTGAGTTTGCTACATAGTTTTTAGATTTAATTGCATCTACTGCTATCTTATCTGCTGTGATGGATCTAGTCCAAAGCTTGCCGCCATTGATATAAGTCTTATCGGCATCAGAACCCCATGAATCTAAAATATTCAATTGGTTTTGGATTGTAGAGTTCAAACCGTTAAATTCGACCAACCCATTTAAATTAATATATTCAGATACTAAACTTGCTGTTCTGTCAGTTAATAGAAAATCACTTTCACTAGTTCCAGACTTAACTAACCAACTAAATCTATCAGAAGCTTGAGTTGCTTTGGTAATAGCTTCATTAGATACAGAGTCAATTGTATCAACTCTAGATACAATGCTGTCGATTTTATCGGATTCGATTTTGATTGCAGCATCAGTTTCAATCTTAGAGTAATAATTATTTTTTAACTGATCACCAACTTCATCAACTTTTTGAGCAGTCAACGAAATACTTTTCGCATTTTGATTAATGTTTGTTTCAGCAGTTTCAATTCGTTTTGTCAAGGCCGCAACCGTTTCCTGAGCCTTTTGTGCGGTTGACTTTGCAATCTCAGCTGCGGTAGATGCACCTTCAGCTTTCGTCTTTGCATCATCAGCAACCTGTTGAGCATCGTCCGCGGCACTTTGAGCATTATCGGCAGCTGTTTGAGCATTCTTAGCTGCAGTTTGTGCATCATTGGCATCTTGAAGAGCTTTTGACACATTCTTTTCAGCTTCAGTTACTGCATTTTGGGCCGCTTGAACTTGTTCTTTTGTCGCGTTGACATCAGCAGTAACATTTTTTAAATTTTCTTTAGCAGCAGACAAATCTGACTCTGCAGACTGTAATCTGTTGTTCGCACTTTCAGCTGTAGCTTTTGCTTCGTTTGCTTTTTGTTGGGCATCAGTAGCATTAACACTTGCCAAATCAGCTGAAGCTTGAGCGCTATTGGCAGCGGTTTTAGCATCATTTGCTTTTTGTTGAGCTTCATTGGCTGCCGTTTGAGCGTCTTCAGCAGCTTTACGAGCAGCAGTAATCTTTTCTTGGGCATCGGTCGTATCATTTTCAAGTTTAGCTATTTTATTAACTTGACTTGTTAAACCTTCAGCATTTTGAGTAATTTGACTTTGAAGTCTTCCTTCAATCTCAGTCACATCACTTTTACCGGCATATGTCTTTTCAATGTTTGTAGACAACTCGGTTGCACTTTTAGTAATTTCAGCTTTAAGACATGCTTCAGTTTCACTTAGATCAGTCTTTTTAGCATAGCTCATTTCAAGAGTTTCTTTCGTCTCTTGTAAGTCACCACTAAGACCATCCAAAGTTTCTTTTGTCTTTTCAGCTTGAGACGCCATTTCATCAAGTGTTTTAGTTGTCGATGTAATGTCTTTTTGCAAATTATTGATGTTTTCTTTAGCTTTTTTAATATCTTCCTGTGCCGAATCAACTCTATCCAACGCATCAGAAGCACTGGCTTTAGCTTCGTTAGCGGCAGTCTTTGCTTCATTAGCGGCAGTCTTTGCTTCATTTGATTGATTAATAGCTGTATTCGAATTAGTTATAGCTTCAGCAGCACTTGTCTTCGCATCATCCGCTTTCTTACTTGCGTTGGTTGCAGTAGTGCTTGCTTCATTAGCCTTTGTCAGAGCCGACTTAGCTAACTGTTGAGTCTTGTAAGTTTGTTCTCTTTGCTTAACTACATAATCTTTAAATTGTTCAGCTATCATTTTGACTTTTTCATCGATTCCACCTGATTTGATTAAGAAATCTCCTAATGTTGCTGTTGCAGTTTTATCACAAGATGAGGTTTCTAATTTCAAGACCCTTGCGTTTAGATAAAGTTCACCATTTTCATCAATAATGTTGATGGTATCTCCAATTCGAACATTATCAGGAAGTATAGCAATATCTACTTCATAGTTGTAAATGATATCGTAATACTTCTTTAAATAAGAAATTGATCTGTTACATAATTCAGATTGACTTGTCGTGTCATAAGAATAGTATTTGACAATATGACCGCCATAATTTCCATAAGTTTCCCATTGGTATCGACTCCATTTTGATAATGCAGTTCTAGAAGCTACCCATCCTAATTCATTGACATAGATATCGCCATCGTCATATTTATATCCAGCTAATGTTATCGGATGTTCAGAACCTTCAGGAGTTCCACCGCTTGGAATCAAACAAGTAGTCAAATCTGAAATAGAACTTTTAACGATGATGTTATCAATGTCCGTATTCAAACGTAATTGAGCAACATTTTCATTTCCACGCTTCTTATAGATGTTGATATACTTATGGGTAATCGTCATATTTTTGACAGTAAAACTGAATCCAATTTCAGCATCGAATGAATTTGCAACGCTTAAGATTCTTGCTGTACAGGTGTCTTGTCCGCTCCATGAAAGCGTACGATTCAAGTCACTTACTTCATTTAATCCAATTTCAAATCCACTGTCGTATGAGAATTTTTCAATATAAAAGGCGATTGGATGAGGCCCATCTGCTGTATAAGCATCAACTACCTCATTTAATAAATCCAAACCGCCATCTTCTGCATAAATATTAATACTGTGCTCTTTTCTGTCGTTTTCAGCTTCGATGATTGTGTAGAATCCATTTTCCCCATTATCATCGTAGACAAGCACGTAGTTTCCTGATTCACAATATTGAGCTGTTTTAACTGCATCTTCTTCATCATACAAAATATCGACTGAAAAAGTAGCAACACCAGACTCAACATCTTCTGCTTTTAAATCATTTTGAAATTTTAAGCCCTTCGGTAGATTATTTGAACATGTAGCAACGATGTTCATATGTCTATCAGCCAAATAAATAATCATAAGAACACCTCTCTATATTTTAATTTCACTGTAGGTTTTCGAGCCCAAGACGAGTGAGCAAATTTAATTTGATTGTATCCGGGTTTCAAGTAGAAATTATCCCAGTTGTTTGCTAAAGCACCTAATGATGGATCTCTAACACCATTCAAATAAACATTTGCAGTCTCGCATTCAATGGTTAATCTGTTTCCATTTCTAAATTTATTTGGAACATCACGCCATTTAGTTACATACATCTTTTGAAAATCAATAGCTCTGATACAGTTATGTGATATCCATTGTTCACTCATGTTTCTTTCGCCCCATTGAGCCATACCAACTTGTATCTTTGTACAAACCATATTTTCTACTTCTGGTACTGTATATTGATAATATGTTCCTTGATAATAGAACTTAATAGTTCCACCTTCTTTTACAACACAATTATGACCTCTTGCATTGTCAAACATATTTAACTGTTGATCTTCGTATGGATAAAATAACACGTTTTTAACCACATTATCACCATTGATAAAGAATGATACGTAGGCACCTTCCCCTGCAGCGTCTGTTTTATTGATAGATACTCCGCAAATTACTTTGTTATCATCCGTTAAAAATGATATTTCTTGAATGCCTGTTTGACCTGATATACCGATAGAGAACCATTGATTCATATAGCAGTAGAAATTCTTTGCTCCTCTTTCACCATTTGAATCTGCTGGAATTGTTAATAATCTGCAAGCTCCTGTCCAAAAATGTCCTGATTGTGCTACCGATGTCATGTACAAACAAGGGTTATAATTACTTCCATTGTAAGTTTGATATATCATTCCGCCACCGGTTCTAATATAAGGTCTATAATAATCGGGAGAGTCGTTTGGTAAATTAGCAAAATCTGACAAATGACATAAGTATTCATTTTGTGTGTAATTTTCTCCATCGACTTCATCAGGATTTCCAAACTGTAGAATTTTCTTTTGATCGTTTACTAAAGCAAGAAAACCATTGTCACCATGCATTACAGCTTCGATTTTTGGATAAGCTTTTCTAGTTCCTTTGTAATCTATTTCAAAAGTATAACCGTTATCTAATGTAGTAGTTACTGTTTTTTCTTTAACGCTATATTTAAATGGATCCGCACAATATATTTCAATCTCACCTATTACGGAGTTTGAACCACCTTCAATTTCATGATTTCCTTGTGTGGTCCCAATAAAAAATTTATCTGGCTCATCATTAAAAATAATTTGTGCTTGCTCAACGGCAAAAATGCTGTTCATTTTATTAAATGCTTTTCTAAACTCACTATTACTTTTAGTAATCAATTGATATTTAACAGTAATAATTCTCGAACCATACCTTCTTGATTTATAATGTGTACCATCTTTACTATTAATTTCAATGTCATTAATTGAAGAAGATGCAAGTTCTCTGCCTTGAACCGAGAGGGTTCGATAACCATCAATCTCATTTTCTAAATAAACGCCATTAAAAGACATTGCTTCAGCAGGCAAATAATTACCTGCTGATATGTTCGAAGTTGTGTCTATAAAATCATATAACATTTAGATATCACCTCTCAATCTTCTTGAATGTTTGTCCATCCTATCAAGTTCTTCTTTAGTGTATTTTGCCATTGCTTTACCAGCTGTTTTACCATCAATTTCAGTTGTAATATTGAAGTTATATTCTGTGTTATCATCGTTGCCACCTTCATCATCAATATAGCGATCATTGTATTCTATATAATGATTCAAAGTACCACTAAGTCCATCAGCGAGCGAAAGGTTCATACCTAGTGTATTGACATCAAAAACATAAGATTGTACAGTATCAAACATTTTTTGAGCTTGATTTGCAATCAAACGAATATTATTGCCAACACCTTTAGCAAATCCAGTATCAATCATTTTTCCTACCCATTTACCCCAACGAGAAGGCGAATGAATACCAAAGAACCCTAGAACTTTGTCTTTGAAACCGCCTAAAACACCTTTAGCTGCATTCCACAACTGACCAGCAGCATTAGAAATCCCTTTTGCGATTCCTTTGATGATATTAATACCGATTTCTAACCAGTTTGTATCCTTGAAAGTTGAAATAATTTTCTTAGCAACCTTAGCCACACCCGAAATAACATGAGGTATTGCTGAAATCAATCCTGAAACCAACTTCAAGATAATTTGAACACCTGCAGTCATGATTTGAGGGAGATTTGTAATAATTGCGTTTAAAATTGCTCCTATCAATTCAACTGTAGCATCGATTATTTGTGGTAAATTATTGATTAAACCATCAACTAATGTATTGATGATTTCTACTGCACCATTAAGGATTGTAGGAAGATTTTCACTGATTGTATTAATCAGTGTAGTTATAATTTGAATAGCTCCTACAACTAATTGAGGTAGCATTTGAACAATACCGGTAGCAATATTTTGTAGAATTTGAACGCCCATTTGTATCATTGTAGGCAGTTGTGTTTGAATCGCTGTTGTAATATTGGTAATCATAGTTTGAATTCCTACCAATATTAAAGGCATGTTATCTAAAATACCTTGTGTAATTGAAACAATGAATTGTAATCCAATTCCAAGCAATTGAGGTATAGCATTTAATATTGCGCCACCTAAAGTACCAACAATTAGCAACGCGCTTTTAACAATTGATTGAGCGTTAGCTGATATTCCCTGAATAATTGAATTCAATATTTGCATACCTGCATTTACAACAAGTGGTAATGTTTTGGCTATTCCGACTGATAAGTGAACAAGTAACTGTGCTCCTGAACTTGCTAACATAGGCATTTGACTAGTAATTCCTTTTACAAAATTACTAACGATTCTTGGTGCCTGAGTTACAACAGTTGCAATCATCTGATCAATTTGACTTCCAAACTGATTATTTACAATTCCTAAACCAGCAACAACCAATCCTAAAATAGCTGCAGGTCCTACTGATTTCATAGCAATTGCAAATACTTTAGTTAATCCTGTCGTCATTGTTGACATAGCTTTTAAGCCTACATTGGTAGATTTTTGCATACCTGTTCCGATACTTGAAATAGGTCCTAATATTTTACTTGCTTTTTCCGATATTGATGAAAACATACCAGTAGTATTTTTTATATGCTTTCTCAATTTTCCAGCAACCTTGCTACTAGTTTTAGCAATCTTATTTCCTGTATTTTCAAATGATTGCCAAATAGCCAATCCTTTATCTCCAAAATTTTTAGAAATGTTTTCCATAGATATAGCTATTTTCCCACCATAATCATCGATTCTATTAGCAAAATTTTTAACTGATTTATTGATTTTGTTTACTTCACTAATGCTTTTTTTGCTAAATATACTAAAATCAACTTTAGATATCCTACTTTGCAATGATTTAATCATGTCATTTACTAAACTATTTTTTTGATTTACAACGTCAAATCCTCCACCTAATGCTCTAATATAGTCAACACTTCCACCCGCTACTGTCAGTCCAGCTAAAATAGATCCTGTCTGCATAGCTAATCCCTTAAGGTTATCAAAATTTGCAACAGCCTGTACTAGACCTCCGTTAAACTTTTTAGTACCATCATCTAATAATGTGTAACTTCCGAAAACTTTGTTTATTCCTTTTTTGACATCATCCAACATTTCTTGAATTTTAGGCAACCCTGAATTACTCAACATTGTATCGATAGCTGAAATAGTTCCTTCCATACCGCTCTTAATAGCAGTTTGGATATTAGCAAACGATGTCTTAATTCCACCACTTGCTTCTAATGCCATTTCAGCAAAACCACCTGTTCTAGTAGAACATTCAATCAGTGCATCATTAAATTGATCAAATGTAATTTGCCCAGATTGTAACGAACTATATAATTCATTAGAAGAACCGCTTGCAATTCCAAGTTGCTTGGCTGTTTCGCTTAATGCATAGCCCATTGTTTCTTGTAATGTTCTCCAAGACTGCATATCAACAGTCCCTTTTGAAAGCATCTGTATATACTGTTCCATACCTCTTGATGAATCTGAAACAGAAGCTGAACTTGCCAGAAAAGCATTATTCAAAGCTAATGTTGTATCAGTAGATTTATCTAGATTACCTGTTAAAACAGTAAGTCTTTGTGATGTTTTAACAACATCATCTAAAGCCGTTGGTAAACCTTGTATACCATCCTTCAACTTAACTGTCGATTTATTTGCTTGTTGTGTACTATATCCAAGATTAGTTAATACTTTTGGATATTTTGTTAGCGTATCATATCTATCAACTGCACCACTGACTGAGCTTGTCAGCATATTAGCACCTGCGCTCAGTGCCTTAAAAACACCGATTCCACTTGCGATTTTCATGATAGAGCTTGTAGCACTTTCACTTGCACTTTTAATTCCTGCAAGACTGTTATTTGCTGTTTTCATTGTACTGGTGAAGTTTGAATCAACAGCACTCAGTATTGCTTTTACACTATATGTTTCCAATAATTATCACTTCCTTCCTTGAATTTCTACAGCTTGTCTAATTCGTTCAATGAGAGAAGTTTCATTATTTTGATTTTCTATACTGCTTTCGATTTTCTTTCGATTAAAGAACTGTTTGAAAGTTCTATATACATATCTACCACTTTTCTTTTGTGCTTTTGCTTGTCTGATAACCCATGCTAAGAGAAATAACTGTTCTGATTCATCAATCTTTTTCTTTTGGGCGCCTTTCATCAAACATCTATAATCTTTGATTGTTAATCTATTGATTTTATCAATATCATTGATGTTTAAATAGCGAAAACAATTTTCGATTATTTCTTCATATGTTACTACATTGCTTGATCCTGTGTTTCTTGCATTTTTTCTTCGTACTCTTTCATCAGCATCTTTGCTTTCTTCTTTGTAGCATTCGACTTTTTTAACTCTTTTAACACATCGTCAAAAAGACCATCAATATCTGTATTTTCATTATCGATATAATTATCAAGCTGTTCTTGAGTGACTCTTGGGTTTTCAGTTCTATTTGCTACAAATAAACAATCAGATAAAGTAACAGTATTTCCTGTTAATAAGTTTGGAATCAATGTTTCCAATCCAATTCCAAATTGAACACCATTTTGTTCAATTGAAGATTTTCCATCTAAATATCTTACAAATCCAATTCCAAATCTAAAATTATATGTTTTGTTTTCAATAGTTAATTCCATAATTTTCTCCTCTCAATCCAAATAAAAAGAACGGATATAAATACCCGTCCTATTCTCCGCTTTCTTTTATTACATCTTTATAGACGTAAGATGCAATTTCTTTTTGCTCATCAGTCAATGTTGCGTATCCATCTGCACCTTGACCGTTAGCTCCATAAGTGATACTTACTTCAACATTATCTTCAGCATTAGAAGAAATTCCTAATTCAGTAATATATCCTTGATAATATTTTGATTTATATTTACCACTGTTTGTGCTAGAACCTGGTTCAGCTAAATTTACTTCCCAGCATTCTACAAGTTTGTCATTTAGCATTGCTGATTCTAATTTATCAATCATCTTATCCCCTTTAGGCAATAATGATGTACTTGTGATTTCAATTTCAGCAGCACCAGGTGTACGAACATTCCCATCTTTCGTTTGTGTAGAATCAGCATCTTTAGATGTTGTTCTTTCGTTTTCAGTTACAAAAGCTAAAGCACCTGCATTTTCTGTTTTTGAATCTTCTGCCACTCTAAATAAGTAGACAAGTTTTTTTCCTGAAATCGTTTCAGGACTTTCATCAGCAAATAATTGCAAATCAATTTTATTGATCACTTCTTTTTCCTCCTTTACTAGAAGATTTGAATTCTAACTCTAACACAACATGCATAAGTGGTGTCTTAGTTGTCGTATCTTCCAAAATTCTTTGTTCAATATTTCTAATTTCCCACTTGTAATTGCTCGTGTATTCCAATCTTCTTACAATGTTTTTTATTTTTAATGCCATATTAGAAACAGTTCCTCTTTTTTTAGGCGAGTCATTCCATATGTGAATGGTTTGATACACGTTATTGAAGATGGCTGTTTTATTGCTATAGTCATCAGTTTGTTGACTGTCAGCAAGATAAATAAAAGGATATGTTGTTTTTTCAGGTGGCATAAAGCCATCAAAAACCATATCCCGATATTCTTTTTTTAGCGTTACTAACAAGTAACTGAATAATTCTTGTTGAGGATCCATAACACACCTCATTTCATTAGTTTCTTTAGTTCTCTTTTGAAGATTTCTTTTTGAATGTTGAAAGATGGCCGTACAAAAGGTTGGGCCGCCATATATCGTGTCCCATATTCCGGGTAAGATGCATAGCTGGTTGTTGGCTCAACTGTTACAGTCAAATTAGAATCTGTAAATGCACTTCTAATACTTCTTTTAGTTGCACCGGTTGAGTATCCTTTGACAAAGACCGCATTTCTTGTCATTCGCGATTGCAAATCCGCACCATTTTTCTTAACAACAGTTCTAGCATCATCAAGAGTTGCATTTTTCTTTAGTTTAGCCTCTAATTCTTTAACGCCTGTAATTTTTATGCTTCTACCCATTTTGCACCTCATGAACGATAAACGACTGTTTATTTCTAAGTTTTCTAGAATAATCCACTCGATAAATCTTATTATCAATTCTAATAGAATCGTAGGACTTATCATAATGGTTTTGAATATGAATCGTTTTGCTTCCTTGCTTGATAGAACCATAAACAATTTGCATTGTTTCAGTCCTTGTATCCATGACAGATGCCATTACACAGGTTTCATCTACTGTATCCTCTCCATAATCTCCGGTAGTAGGATCATACTCACCTTGTGTAACTTTTTGAAAATAAATAGGAGTGTCATATCTCATAAGAATTTGACAACTCCTTTTACTTCGTTCTTTTTATTTTTCCAAACTTCTATATCATTTAGATACCCCTTGAAATCATTGTCACTGAATGACATGGTTTCTCCTTCAACGGAATGACTTGTGACTCCTTCAGAACCAATCTTGTTATATCTAACAATTGAAACTTCAGTAACAATATATTCTAATTCAGTTGGTACTTTTTCAACATCCAATAGTGTTTTTAAACGATTAGTAGTAAGACGAATAATCACATCTAATGTCCTGTTAGGTTTTTCTTCAGGAAATCCTAATAACGCAGTTACATCATCAATGATTGCCATAACTATTCACTTTTAGCTTTTTTAGTTGTTTTCTTAGGCGTTTGCTTTTCATCTTCTACTTTATCATTTTCTTCAATGTTTTTTTCTTCATCCTCAATATAAGTGATGAGTGGTGTTTCTAGTTTATTTTTTGATGTTGCCAATTCAATGATACGTTCCCTAGATGGTTCAAAGCCATCTCTAGGGTACACATCACCAGTATCATAAATATGATCATCATCTGTTAAATCAGAAAATCTTTTAATTGCAACATACATTAAGCAGCATCTCCCGGAGTGATTGTTCCTTTGAATACGCCATCAACATATTCAACGAAGAATTTAACACCACACATTAATAATGTTTCAATTGTTGCATTGTCTGTTTTAGAAGTATGAACCATACCTACTAGACCTGTTGTATCACTTGTTAAGCCAAATGTATCAGCAACATCCCCATTGTTTGTTGGGATATAAGCACCCGCAATGTTTTCTTTGGCAGTACCATATACTGTACCTTTTTCTAATTCAGGTGAAACGATGACATCACCTAAACCTAAGAAATTCTTTAAGTATGTGAATCCATAAGCAGTTTGTAAAGTGATTTCTTTTGAACCTAAATATTCAGCAATATCATCTGTAGATACAAAATAAATAGGTGTAACTGTTTCATCTTTATAATGTTTAACTAATTCTCCCCACACTGCAGATAAGGCAGATTGTAAAGTTTTACCAGTAGCAGTACCAGTACCTTCTTTTAATGTAGAATAGAAAGTCTTTTTGATTTGTCCTTGAATGACACCGACCATTTTTTCATCAGTTTGATTGATAGCAATATTACGTCCTGAACGTTGAATTGCTTCGGCAGTAGTTGATTTACGATATTTTTCTAATACTAGGTCAATATCTTTGACTTTCTTTCTAGTTACTTTAGTTAAACCGATTGTTTCACCTTCTCCAACTTGAGGAGCAACTGTGCCAACCTCCATTTTATAGATTTTGATTGTTGTTCCTGAAGACATTGGTGTTAATTCAGTAACCCCTAATAAATCTTGTAATTCATTAATATTTGAACTGATTCTAGAAGTATAATCGATAGAAATACCTGGTTCTAAATCAGTTGTAACTGTTGTATTTGTTGGTGCAGCAAATAATTGTAAATTGAATTGTTTTCTCATATAGTTTTCTCCTTTTTTTATCTAAATAATTCAGGATGTTCAGCCATTGCTTTTTGACGTTCAGTTCTATTTTTGATTTTTAAAATATCTTCTTTTGTCAATTCTTTTGAGCCATCCTTTAATCGAGGTGTTTTTCCCCTTAATGCTTCAGCTACTGCTTTTTGAACAGCATCATTGAAGTTTTTTACAAAGCTTTCTACATTTGTTTTTGTTGTTTCAGCATCTTCTGCTACTAGATTTACTAATAATTCATCATTAACAACGATTTTGGAATCGTTTAAGATTCCTCTGGCAACCTTTGTCATTGCTCCAATAGCTTTTTCTTTCTCATAACCGGCGATTTTCTTTTGGAGTTCTTCCATTTCATGTTTTCTTTTTTCTTCTTCGGTCATGTTTTTTAATCGTTCAGCTTCTGCAGCTTTTGCGCTTTTTTCTTTTTGTCTTTTTTCCCATTCGGCGAATTTTCGATTGATGATGTTGTTTACATCTTCATCAGTGTATTTTTTGTCATCATTTCCTGGTTTATCTTCAGGATCATCATTACCTGGTTCACCATCTCCGCCTTCTTCAGCGAATAGCTGTAAATTTAATCTTCTTTTAAATTGTGAAGATTTTAATAATTCTTCTAATTCTTTTTTCATGTTAATTTCTCCTATCCGTATCTTTTAGAGAGTTACACGCCTGCTCTTTTCCGTAGCTTAAAGTTTCCACGCCTGACTCATCCATATCTTTTAATGTCATAAATGCTTGGACAAAATAAAAAGCGCAACGTGCGCTAATTTTTGATTTCTAATTGTACATAATCAGGATATCTATTGCTTATATCTCTACATCCAATAACAAATGCTTTAGCAAGTGTTAGGGATTTGCACGTGGGGCGATATACCCCTACAACACCTTCTCCTTCTTTCAAAGAGTACGTTACTTTATCTTTGGTTATTTCTTCTAAACTATAGCAAAGCGTTTGTAAAAGAACAGATACTCCTGCACAAACAATATCTTGACCGCATGTGTTGTAATTTGCATGTCCAACACATTTTACCGCTATATGTTCTTTAGAGATTCCAACTGTAATTTTGATCATATATGTTCCTCTTTTAGAAAATAAAAAACAATCACTCACGATTGCCATATTTCTTCTTATTTCGTTCTAATGATTTTGTTTTTGATTTAGGTGGTGGTACGTAACAGTCATATTTCTCATGACGGATACGCCCACAAATCATACACATGTATTGAATTTTCTTAACAATTATGTGTCTTTTCTTATCGAAATATTGAACAGTATGATATTCAAATTCTTGATGAAAATGGTGTCTCAACCCTTCCGCCATTAAAATACCTCCTCTCCTTAAAGTTCCTTTTTAAGCTTCTTTAAAAGATTCTTAATTCTAAAATTAGCTACACCATAAAATACTAAACTTAATAAAACGATTGATACTTGAATCAATAACGGACTTAATACAATCCACCACGACCAAGTTATAAAGCCTAATATTTTTGCTATAACAAAAATAATTAATAACGCATTTAACATTGTCATTCTCCTTTCTTTAAAATTGAGCAAAAGAAAAGCAAGTCATTTAAACTTGCTCATCATATTTATTACAATACTCTTACTTTTTATTAATTTCTTGCAGTAACACCATTTACATTTAACTTTTTGCCATGTCTTATTTCCATTGATTTTACAGTAACTTCATCAGTATTTAGATTACTGTTAGTATGTTTTTCTAACCATTCCAACATCTCATTAACTTGGTTATCTGTTTTAAGGTCAGCATTCACACCTACAATAAAATCATTTTCATAAGATGGAACATCACATATTTGCTTTAACAGAGAATTCATTTTTTTTCTATTTTCCTTCATCATTCATCATCCTCATCTATTTTCACTTTATCAACAATTCTATAATTATTATATCCGTGATTTTCAAAGGTGTAAACATAATCTCCTATTGCTTTGCGGAGTACTTTTTTATTATCGTACTCCTTTTTGTAATAAGTATTAATTTCACTAATGACAGTCGCATACTCTTTCTTTTCTAAATAAACAGTAGGCATTTTACCATCATCATAATGTTCTGATAAAGCACTATGTAAGTCCTCTATAAATACTCTATGACCATCTTTTGTTATCCATCCCATCAATACACCCTCTCTCTTGAATAATCACGTTTTAGTTCTTCGTGTTCATCAATGAATTTTTGCAAATTATTTTGCCATTCACTAATTTTCTTTTTACAAACAGCAATATTTACTTCGTCCCCAAGACCTTCATATACCGCTAACTGTTTTTTCCATTTACGAATACCTCTTTCAAAGTATCTTTGTTGTTGCGTTAGATCATAAAATTCAGGGTTATATGATGGGCTTTCAGGAATAACACTATATCCAGGAAAAAAAGCGTAATGACTATGACGACAATTAACACCAGCTAAACCATCTACTTTTCCATAGCCAGTAGTTAATGCGAAGTTCTTGTATTTATCATTACTACCTTCTAACAAATAAACCTTGCCTTGCCAACTTTCATGATTTTGCCAACCAATACCTTTATTTCTTGCTCCAGCATGTTCGGTTACATAAACATGTTTAGCTTTTAATTCATCAATAAATTTATCATTGGCTTTATTTGCTGTTTGGTTTATAGATGTGAGGGTATCTCTTCTAACAACTGACTCAATGGACATTTGTACTTCTTTACCGTTATTTCTTCTATAAGTAGCACATGTGATTCCTTTTTGTGCCATCTTTTTACAAGCTTTTTGAATAGAAGTGTTGTAATCATAATAACCACCACTTACCTCTAGATAAGCTTGATTTAACACATCCATATAAGCTTTTTTAGTTCCTTCAATTGCTTTTGTATTAATCAATTTAAAAAGTTCTTTCGATTCAACAAATGAATTTTCAAGAACTCTTGTAATTGTGATAGTTGAAGGATCTATTGAAATTCCTCCTACATCATATATTCTTTTGTATTCCTGTAAAGGTATAGCATCATAACCAGCCTCTTCTAAAACTCGTTTAACTTCTTTTTTAGTTTTATTTGAGTATTTTGCTATAATTCTAATCGCTTCTTGGTTTAAACCACCTAATTCATCAAGCTTTTTAGTGTACCATTCAAGACTTCCTGATAAACTGTCATAATTTTTGAATCTTGAAGCTATCTCCATTAAAAGCTCATATTCAATATCACTATATATATTAGAAATAGGTCTAATTAAATCTTCAAACTGTTTGTCATCCAACATTTAATTATTCCTCTTCAGGCGGTTCTTCTTCAATTGGAGAACGTCCTTTGATTTTCTTATCAAATTCAATAGCCTGTTCTTCAGTCATCTTATAGACATCAATATAATATTGAATATTGTCAATCAGTCCTGCATTTAATTCTAAAAGAGCCTGTCTTTTGATTTCGGCAGTATCTTCAACAATACTGTCATCATAATCAATAGAAATATCTCCTTCATATTCATGATCAGTAACTGCATATAAAACTGCCTGTACTAATTCACTTAATGAGGAAGTTAAAAGCTTTTCATGATTTTTGATATTCTTATACAATTTTGAATTAGTTGAAATGACCTGTGTTTCATTTGTATAAACTTTTCCATCCTTGAATGAATATCTATCAGGACCTAATCCACAAGCACTAGAAAGCAGATTAAGCTTTGTTTGTAAAGCATCTATATGTTCCGTTACTCTTAAAGTAGGATTGATTTCAGTTATTCCATTGTTACTACCATCATCATTGATTGGCAACGCATAAAACTCTGTTTGTCCTCTATCAAAAATAGGAACTTCCATATCTTTTCCATCTTCACCTACCACAGTTCTATAAGTCAACGCTTCAGTTGGTAACATTAATCTTTTTCTTCCTAAATCAAATTCATCTTTGAATGAATCATAACAGATATCTACGTCCTTATTTTCACAAATAGCATTTCCAAAACAACTGATTCCAAATGGACTGAAAATATCTATGTTATTTGTAATGTTAGGCTTATAGATTTGAAACATCTTAACTGTTTCTGTAGTTTCTTCTTCAGCTTGACCACCTTCAACTTCAACAAAACTATTTCCGCTTTTTTTGATGTATTTGTTGATAATTTTATAATGATCATCTTCTTTTATATGAATGTTGACATAGTAACAATCGTTGATAACACTAGCAAATGCACATGAGATAATTTCATTATTTTCTACATGAATAGGAAAAATCATCAAAGCATTGATGTAATCTATTTTTACATCACCATCTTTTTTATAAACAACAGTAGCACCAGTACCTAACGCAAAGGTTAATTCCATCAGCTTTGCAAACTTTTGAGAAAACTTGTTATCAAACAACGCTATATCTAAATCAGTTTGTTGTTCTTCACCAACAGTTATTGAAGTATTGTCATTGTAAAGCAATGATGCCCAGTCTTCAGAAACTTGTTTCGGCATTCCCAAAGTAAATCTTTCTTTTTCTACAAATTGATAACCGTTATAGATATTGTATTTTCTAAAGCTATCCACTTTATTACGATACCAGTTATACCATTCATTGATGTGGTTATAATATTCACTGTCAATGACATCATATCCTAACTGTTTCAAATAGCCTTTGATATTCGTTACTAAGGTAGCATTTTCATTAACCATCTTATTCCTCCTTTTCCAGCAACGGTAGAAGTTGCTTAATATATTTCCATAAGCCCATGACTGCATATCTTTTACCATCCATACAGTGGTCATGGTCTTTTATTACCTCTTCTTTTCCTTTGTCTAAGAGGTCTTTGTCATAACTGTATAAATACTCCTCTTCAATCAAATGTCGTTGCTTAGGCGAAAAAAATAGGTGTCCTAGAGCCATTAACTTCTGTACTCTTGTGATACCTAATTTGACCGTGTTATTTGCATCAATAATATTTATACCAGGGCAAGTTCTTTTGATTTCTTCAGCAAGTCCTTTTGCTGATGGATCAATATAAACATATAAGACTTTTTTCTTTGTATATGCTTCAATTTCTTCTTTCTTTTTCTTGAATTCTAAAGCATATTCACTTGGAGATTTTTGTTTTCCGCTTTCTCGTCCTGAATGATAAAACTCATCAATTCCACGAATACATTTATTTTTGAAATCCATACCAAAGAATTGATAGGTCGTGGCATTCATCTGACCATAATCCACACCACAAACAATAAAACGAATATTTTTGATATCTTCTTTTGTCGGTTCTTTTACATGAACATCTTCATTGAACATATAATAAACAAGTTCATCAAGACCAGTACATAAACCTAACCAAAGCCACTCATACATTTTTTCATCTGCAGCTTTCATATTTTCAGCTTCTTGAATAAGCTTTTTACCCAACCATTCAATAGGTACATCCCTATAATCGTTATGTACCCTGATACAATCAGGTCTTTGCTCCATTTTATGGACCCATTGCATAACTGGAGATTTATCGTTCTTTGGTGGGTTGAAATAATACTCCATACAGAACTCATCATCATTACCACGAACAAATGTGGCCATGATATTTACAAGTTCATCTTCACCGTCTCCCTTGTCGAAAAACTCAGTCAATTCATCTACTTCAACGAGTTTGATAGGTTTTTCTTCATCTATCATTCCTTTAGTGTCGTCGATTGAATCGTTCCCAGTAAAATAAATAGTGTTTCCATTGGGCTTATACTTAATCTCCATTGGAGATACCGTAATCTTGAAATCTTTCTTATCTAGTCCTAAACGAGTTATAGCCCTAAGTGTTTCTTTAAACACCGTTTTCTTTAATTTATTGTGGAACTTACGCATAATCACAACAGAGCAAGAAGAATCACTTACAATCTTGTATACCGCTCTAATAGCCCCACGTGATGATTTAGTACCAGCACGGCCACTTGTAAATATCTTATGAAGATAACTAATATCATTGAATGTATCATAATATTTAGGAATTAATATGTCACTCAGTTTTACCGTTTTTTGGCAAGTCATTTACAATCACAACCTTATTTGTTTCTTCATTATTTGTAACATTCATTTGAGCTACTTGAGCTTTAAGAAGATTGATTTTAGCTTTTTGTTCTTCATTGGCCATGTTCATATGTTTAGACAGCCATTCAAGAGCCTTTAATGAATCAGCCATTTTAACAGCTTTTCCATCCATTTCACATTCATCTAAAAAAGCAATATCAATGTATCTTTGAACAATATCCTGTGGATCAAGAAGAATATCCTGATACATAATCTCTTTTAATCGTTTTATTTCTTCTTGAATTTTTGGATCCTTTCTTAAATTACAAGCCATAACCATAGCACTTGTGTATTTGGCACCATAAGCTAGTTGATATGCCTTAGTTGCATTATGATATTTAACAAAGTAAACACAAAACTTTTGTTGCTGATCGTCCAGCTCATCATTTTCAACTATTTTCTTTGCTATCTTTTTAGCGACCTTTTTGGTTGCAACCTTTGGTTTTTTTGGTTGCAACTTTTTATCCTTCCAGTAGCGACTTTTCCATGACTTGACAGCACTAACTGACACACCATATTTAGCAGCTATATCTTTGTATTTCATCCCATCCAAATAATCCTGGTATGCTAACTCGTATTTCTCTTTCAAGCCATATCACCACCTCCGTATTTTTTGTAAAATAAAAACCGCATAAATTGCGGTTTATTTTAATCATTCTCATCACTATTTTTATTATTGTTAACAGCCTTACCATAAAGAAAAGCTAAAATCAAAGTCGCAAGACTACCTATTAATACGCTTAATCCAATCACATCTTTGTCGCTCAGTACTAATACAAAACCACCAATTATCCCAGCGAATGCCAAGATGAAACCAAAAATTTGTCCTCTTCCTCTAAACTTAATTTCAAAATCAACTATCTTAGTTTGATTATCTTGCCTATGCATCGACTGTCTCTCAGCCATTTTTAAAATTCTATCCGCTGATCCAGGTAAAATTTTCTCATAATTACCTAAATGACTAGGATGTGGGATAGGTCCTGAATATTCTTCTTTTCTTGCAACAAGCTGTAATACTTTTATTTTTTGAGTTTTAGATAAATCTGATTTATCTAAAATATCATTAACTTCTCTAATATCTGCTATTTCTTGTTTTTCATTATCAATTTCAGTTTCAGTTTCACTATCTAAAACTTCTGATTGATTTTCCTTTAATGCTGTCCCCATAATTTCTCAAACTATCGCTTAAATCCTTTCCAATATTTTTCCAATCTTCACTTACTGCTTCCACATCACTTTCTAAGCTTATTTTCTTTATAACCCTATTTAATTGTAAAGGACTCACATCAAGCAATGAACCCATACCATTTATAAAAGACGAAATAGCAATATATGTTTTTCTATCTTTCATAAAATATCCTCCTTTTATATAAGTAAACTTATACACTTGTATTATCGGGAGTTTAACACTTGCTCATAGTCGAAATAGCCAAATGTCGTTTATGTACGGCTTTTTTTTCGTCAAATTTTTATTGCTACTAGATTTCAAATTGAATGTATTCTATTTTACTAAACTAATTTTTTTAATTTCACTTAAAGTACTTTAAAAAGGATTCCAAACTAAAAAGCCCCTGAAACAAGAGCTTTTCAAAAATAATTCATCATGGGGAAAAGTAACGTCTCTCTTTCGCCGAAACCTTACAATAACATAATAGCACCTAATACAGGTAGAATCTTCTACATAGAAGCATTTTTTTATTATTTTTTTAATAATTTTTCTAGAATTCTGTCAGCTTTTCTATAAAGACTTGTAATATTAGTAATTTCATAAAGTTCCATACATTGAACCTTTGTAAGATCTTTATTGTAGTAGAAGTCTTCTATAAACTTTCTATCAAGTGCATCCATCTTGTTGAGGTAATATTCAACGTCAGCAATACGCACATTCCAATGTTCTAAATCTTCTAAATATTCTTTTTCATTTGATTGAACATAATCAACGATTGACTTTCTCAATTCATCTTTTTTATCAATCAAGTAGTTGTACTTATCAGCGCTGTCTTGAACAAAACCACCTAAGCCATCACCCTTACCAGGAGACTTGATAAGCTTCAGCTTTTCTTCAACCTCTAAAAGATCGTTTTCAAGCTTTTTAAGAGGTGTTTGATAATCCTTGATTAATTTGTCACGTTCCTTGATTAAACTCTTATATACGCGAATTTCGTTACGCATGATTGATAATGTGTGTATTGTTATCATCTAGTATTGTCCTCCTTCTAATTTTTATGATCTTGATAAATAGCATAAGCAATTATACCTGCCAACTCGACAAGGATAGTTGCTACAACTCCGCACCAGAATGGGTTAATGTACATTGTCTATCACTCCTACTCACTTGATTTAATATCTAT